TCTGTAAGGTATTCTATCACGCCAACCTTGCATTAACCTTGCCGCAACCTTGCATTAACCTTGCAATTTGAAATCCAGCAAAATGACAAAGGTTCCCGCCATAAAGACGGGAACCCGCTTAAATCTCCAAAGGAAAAAGCAAAGCAAATGTTGCTTTGCAAACAAGCTGCGAAAAATTTTCATACAATCTGCAAAAAAGAAACGGCGCTTAAAAGGGTTTTAAGTAACCTCTTAAGCGCCGTTTCTTTACTCAGATTTAAGGCTGTTTTTTCTTGCGGTTTCCGTGTTCCTCCAGGATCAGGTCTTTACCAGTCCTGCGCTGCTGGTTCGGTATGTATTCCAGCAGGTCAGAAATACTGCAGTCCAAGACCTCGCAAATCCTGTCCAGCTGATCGAAAGACACCCGGTCTGCCATCTCGTTGTATAGGTCACCGATGGTAGAAGGGCGAATGCCGGTCAGCCGGGCAAGTTTTGCGCGTGTCCATCTGCGCTCTCCGAGGATTCGAGATAGGTGATTCTTTATCATCACAAATGCCCCTTTAGGGATATATTACCAGAGAAAAGGGGTGTTTTAGGGCGGTTTGTGATGAAATCACTCGAAGCGTGATAATTTAACGAACTTTGTTAGAAGTTACGGATAATCAACTCCGCATACTGGGTCTGGTTATTTCCCTTCCCAGCCAGAGTCGTGGTTCGAGTGATGCCCTCGATACGGTAATCTGCATACAGCTCTCGAATCAAAGGATGGTCATTGTAGGAGAGGATAAAACGGCCTTTTACTTGGCTTAAAACCTCTCTTAAACGGTGGTGATCCTGGGCGCTGAAAGGGCTGTCATAATACTTCTCGGTATTCACATAGGGCGGGTCGAGGTAGAACAGAGCCGTTGGCCTGTCGTAGACCTTGATAAGGTCAGCGAAGTCCTTGTTCTCGATGTTCACTCCCCGGAGCCGTTCCCGCACCTTCTCCAGGTACTCCACGGCGTTGTCGACCTGCTTGGAGCTGGTGGCGTAGGTGCGGTTGTCACAGCCGAAGCTGATCTTGACCGTATAGAAGAAGCGGGCCGCCCGCTGAATGTCCGTCAGGCCGCGTCCCTGTCCCTGCGCGAGGCAATCAAAGAACTGCTCCCGTGAGGTAAGCATCCACTCCATCTCGCGCTGCAGTTCCCCGCAATGGTACTTCACACAGCGGAAGAGGTTCACCAGGTTGCTGTTGATGTCGTTGTAGACCTCCAGCTGGTTTGCTTTCTTCTCCTTGGCGAAAAGCACCCAAGCCGCGCCGCCGAATACCTCTATATAGCGCCCTACCTCATCGGTGGGGAACCGCTCTAAAATGGCCTTGCGGAGCATACGCTTGCCGCCGATCCAGCCGATGAAACTTTCCATAGCATTCATCCTTTTCAATTATTAAAGGGGCACAATCCTCGGATGAGCTATGGAACAGCCCTGCAGCTTGGGGCTGCAGGGCTTTAGATTGCAGGGCTATCTGTGCTGCCTATGGGTTCGGTTTCCTGGAAGCCGTTTGCTTTGGCTTTTTCAAATGTGATTCCACCTTCGGTGTGATCTGATTTCGCCATATTGAGATAGAAACTGCATACCACACCGTGGGCTGTCCAGGGAAGCCCCACCATGGCGGAGATCCATGGCAAAGAGCCGGTGTAGCCGACGCGGATACAGTAGGCGGCCAGTAAAAGGCCACCTACTGTTACTACCCACAATAGTGGGCGAATGTCGGCAATCATCCACTTGGAGAATTGGGAGAGGTCTGGCTTTTTCGCCGTTTTACTCCCGGCGAGGCGTTTCCCGCCGCTCATCACGCCAGCCCATGATCCTGGGCGAAGCGGTAGAAGAGCTGAGCGGCCTGCTCGCGGGTCAGAGGGCTGGCCCACATATAGTTAGGCTGGCCATCTGCAGTGGTGCCGTTACCGGCGAACAGGCCCACACGGATAGCCCACTCCCTGGCCTCCCGGCTCCACTCGCCGCAGTCATTATCCTGCAGCTCCTTCTGGTGCGCGGTCATAGCGACCTTGAACATCTCATTGAACTTGTTCTGATCCATATCGTCATCCTCCTCTGGTACGATGGAAAAGTCGGGGCGGCCATAACCGCCAATCTTGCTGTAGGTCAGGGCATAGCTCTTGTCTCGGACACAGCCGCCGTTCTCCACGACACCCGCTGCGGAACTGGTATTGCCCTCAATGGTGTAAACCCGGCCTCCAGCCACCTTCTCTACGATGCCGGTATGATACATGGTCTTGCCGCCGTCATTTGTGAAGAAGATCTGGTCGCCAGGCTGTGGGCCGCTGGTGTGAAACTGGCCCTTCTGCTTGTAGTAGTTGGCGGAGCCTGAACACCCGGCTCCCACACCTTTCTTAGCCTGACAGAGCAGCTTCAGGCCCAGCTCCAGGCCGAAGGTCTGGATGAAGCACCAGTCGGTGAAGATGTCACACCAGGCATAGCCATTCTTCTTGCCGTTGTAGACCACGCCCAAGGCATCCAGGTCACGAGCGTACTTGTTCCAGTTCCCGTCCCCAGCGTTGGCCGTCTTGTCATCGAGCTGGGCGTTGGTATCCTTCTCGATGTAGCCAATCTCAGCCCTGGCAGTGGCCAGCAGTCTCTCAACCGGCCTCATGGCCATCATCCTCCCCCACAACGACACCCTGCTCGATGGCGATCAAGCCATTGTTTGTCAGATCATGTACGGCGGCCTCAATCAGCGCATCCAGCTTTTCAGCATCAACGGTAATGCCATGCTCCTGGAGCCAGTTCAGCACATAGGCTTTCTTCTCCTCGCCCCTGCCGGAGCCGGTGTAGATCTGCTCGGCAGCGGTGACGGCGATCTTCACCCAGGCATTGATCTCAGCCTGCTGGGAGGCCGTGGTCTTGCTCTTGATATAGGGGATAACAATGGCGGTGATGATGGCCGCCAGCAGTGCAAAGACGGCCTCAATAATCACGGTGATGTCAAACATAGTGTAATCCTCCTCGAATAAAATAGGTTCTCAAATGCGATTTAAAGGGACAAAAAAGCCCGCCCAAAGGAGCGGCAGGAACCTCCTTTGGGCGGATATTCAGCAGGGCATAGGCCCCACCCCCTTTCCGTAGGCAATATAAAAAGGCCGCTCCATGAGCAGCCTTTTTCATATCACTTCGCGCCGATCAGATTGGCGATATGCCGCAAATCCTCCACCGGCGCATTGAAAAACTCATAGTTCCAGAGCCAGAAATCCTCATGCTCCGGCCTTCTGTACTTTTGGCACAGCGGATCGCCCCACACGCAGTCCCAACGGCGCTGACAATCATCTCGCTCATTCTTAGGGCGCAGACGGGCAATAATAGACTCCAGCAAGACTCCCCGCTCCTGGCCCTTTCCATCATCATCCTGGGTGAAATAATCGAAAGCAATCTGGCTGGTGACAGTGCAGAGCGGCTGCTCTCCCAGGTAGATAAAGCCCTCCTGCGCCGTCAAATGAGTGCCCCACGGGATATTTATCGGGATACCGAAGGCACTGAAGCGGGCGCGTTTCCTTGCAATATAACTGCTGTGTTCTACCACACTTATTCCTCCTGCTCCGTCCATCCATACACACCGGGTTCCCACACATTATTATCCACGCTGCTGATCCAGTGCTTCCCATTGTGACTTACCTTCGCTCCCGAACTATAAGCGTCATGTGCGCCCACAGGCTGGCTCCAGGCTGGCCATTCCTCTGCGGGATCGGATGTGCCTGCCCACAAGCTGGAAGCTGTGTCTGGTGTCCATTCAGCCTGTGAGGTATGATCCTGAACACACTTATAAAGCGCACCATTATACCTCCTGATCTGTCCCACCTTGTAGGCCACCGGGTAGGCCCACTCTGCAAACAGATCAGCGTGTTCAGCCGCTGTAGCATCATCGATACTTCCTGCCTCAGCAAGCGTCACAAACACAATACCATTCGTTTCCTTAGCTTTGGTGATCTCACTACCCGCATCAACTTCCTCCAACATAATGGTGGATACCCCTTCCAGAGCCTCTCGCCCCAGCAAGTGATAAACCTTTCCGTCAAAGGCAATGCCCGAAGCCTCCGGCTCCGGGCAAAGAACGAAGCAGCCATTATCATGCTGCTTAATATAGGTGAGGAACTCGGTCAAGCCGATGGTTGTTCCATCCTTTATGATTTTATACATTTTGCACCTCCAAAAAAGATCGCATGATAAAGCCGCCGCAAGCGGAGCAGCCGTCCGTGGTCGTTGAAGTTGCGGTAATATGCGCTCTGGCACTCCATGTACTGCTCCACCTCTGAAAAGGGCCGCTTCCCAGCCATAAATTCCTGGTGAAACAGCTTCAGCTTTCGTCTGGCTCGTTTGATCCCGTCCCGGCTGCCATTGACCTTAACCTTGCCAGTCTCCGTCAGTGTAAACCGGGCCTTGCACCAGCGGAAAGACTTTGTCAGGGGGATGATCTTGCACTTACGCTTGTTCACCCGGATCCCCATAGTCTCAAACCGCCGCACCATCTCCCGGATCACAGCTTTCAGCTGCTCCACATCGGGCATGATGATGTAATAGTCATCCATGTAGTGCCCGGCGCAGTGGACACCCACCTGACACTTCAGCCAATTATCCACGGCGCTTGGGAGGGCCACCATCTCCTGCTGGGATGGCTCAACGCCCAGCGGCATCCCCCGGCCCGGTGCAGTGCTGGGGGCGTAATCCACCACAGTATCCGCCACTCGGCGGAGGGCCGGGTCGGGGATCAGCAGCTGGTGCCTCTGGTAAAGAGCCTGGCGGGGTGCGCCTGGGAAGAATGCTTTGAGATCTACGAGGCCCATGGCTCCGGTGCGTCCATACCGGCGATAATGCCAGTGCAGATGCTCCTTCAGCCGTTGGAAATGCCAATGCAACCCTTTATTCCGTTGGCTGGCCCCGTTATCGAAGATCATGCTGGGGTTATACAGCGGGATCAATACCTCGCTGCAGAGGGTCTTGTGGACTTGCCGGTCTGTGATGTGCGGCGCATCGATGGGCCGCACCTTTCCGCGCTCACACAGCGTAAAATGGACGCATTTCCCCGGCTTCCAAGTGCCGGACAGGATCTCCCGCCTGCGGCGGGCAGTCCCTGAAAACAGGTGGTTCTCAAAGTTCTGTACGCTCTGCTTCCAGCGGACGCCATTGCAGCAGCGCCGCCCGTAGAAGAACATCTTCCGGTAGCTGAACACCTGGTCGATGGTTCCCAGGGCAGCACAACGAGCCGCCCGCTTCTCCTGCCGCCTTGCTCGGCGACGCTGGTATCGCGCCTCACGGCGCTCCTCACTGGTCATAAAAAGTATTCGCCCTCCGCATAGTTAAGTTGTAGGTGCGCCTCTAAACTACTTTGGCCCAGCACATGAAACGGGGTCAGCGCAATCGCCCGCCATGCAAGCAGCGTCCGTGCGTGGCCGTCAGAGGGCAGTTTCAGGGGTTTCCCCCTGGGAAGTATCTCTCCTTTTACATCGGTCGTCTTTCACCTTCCGGTTACTCCATTTGACCGTGTACCTGTAAAATCCGGGCAGCAACGCCGCCGAGTAGTAGGCGTTGTTATTGTTGTTGCCGCCGCCGGTGTTGACATTGCAGAAATTGTTATTGTTGTTGTAATTAGGGGAGCGCAGCCACCACCAAACCGCTGAGCGGAATTAACAGAGATACACCCACACAGGTCAGAACTTCTTGATCTGGCCTTTTAGGAGTTCGTTCTCCCGGTCAATCAAGTCGCCTAACCGTTGTGCCATTTTGTCCAGCTTCTCCTGTGCCTTCCCGGACTCCACCTGGCGTCCGGTGGAGGTAGTAAAGCACCCCTCCGGGTTCAGGTTCATGATCCGGTAACACTTGGAGAGCCGGGTATCCAGCGCCATGAGGGAGGCCCGCGCCTCCAGGAGGTGGGCCTTGCGGAGGCTCCGCCGCTGATCATCCGAAGGGTAAATGCTGTTCGCCTTCTCCGCATGATCCTCGACCTCTCCGGCCAGCTTTGCGATTGGCTCTGCAACGAGCCGCGCATACCGGGCGGACAGCCTCGTTAAGAAATTGATGGTCTCATCGTAGATTTCGCCTGCGCAGTTCACAAACTCCATCTTGCTGACGCTCCGCTGGGCTTTTAGAACCGACATCCTTTCACCCCCATTCGCTGGGATCCGTCTAAAAGTATAGCATAAAAGCAATGCCGGTCATAGGCCATTTTTCAAAAAATCGCGTCGGCGCTTCGCGCCGACATCTTTTTTGGCGTGGCCCCGGCCAGCTGCTCCTCCCGGAGGGCCGCCCCCTTTCGGGGGCGGGATGTGGTCGGATAGCTCTGCGGAGGATTAGGTAGCAAAGCCGGGCAGCAACGCCGCCGAGTAGTAGGCGTGGCTAC